GGTATATCAGATATTGTTATGGAAGAAGCTTCTGAGTTCACACTAAATGATTACACACAATTAACATTACGTTTAAGGGAGAAAAAGCATATGAAAAAACAAATATTCTTGATGTTTAACCCAGTTTCTAAATTGAACTGGGTTTATAAGTATTTCTTTGAACATGGACAAAAGATGAAAAATGTGATTGTCAGACAGTCTAGTTACAAAGATAATAAGTTTTTAGATGAAACTACTCGAGAGAATTTAGAGATGTTAGCGAAACGTAATCCAGCATATTATAAGATTTACGCTTTAGGTGAGTTCGCTACTTTAGATAAGCTAGTGTTCCCTAAATATGAAAAGAGATTACTTAACAAACAAGAGTTAAGACAATTCCCCTCATATTTCGGTCTTGATTACGGGTACGTGAATGATCCGAGCGCATTTATACACTGTAAGATAGACGCTAAGAATAAGAAGTTGTACATTATTGAAGAATATGTCAAGACGGGTATGTTAAACGATGAGATAGCAGAAATTATCAAACGTTTAGGATACTCCAAAGAAGAAATCTTTGCAGATAGCGCAGAACAAAAAAGTATAGCAGAAATGCGTAAACTGGGTATAGAACGTATTAAACCTGCACAAAAAGGTAAAGGTTCTATCATGCAGGGGCTACAATTTCTTATGCAATTCGATATAGTGATTGACGAGCGTTGTTTCAAAACTATTGAGGAGTTCGATAATTACACGTGGAAGAAAGATAAAAACACTGATGAATATATGAATGAACCAGTAGATACTTACAATCACTGCATCGATTCACTACGCTATTCTTGCTCTAAATTTTATAAACAGAAACCTAAAAAGAAAGCGCCACTTAAAAAATCTATAAACACCATTAAAGCTATGGGCTTATAAGGAGGTAACACATGGCACACGTTAACAACTTTGAAAGAGATCTTGAGCGTCGTCAAATGCGTGATGATATATATAGACGTGACGCAGTTGAAACGTACAAATACGATGGCACAGTACAAGACTTGTTAGATAACCCTAACGATATCAGTGACTTCATTCGTCATCATTTAGAGGTGCAAGTTCCAAGATTACAAATGTTAGATGATTATTATCAAGGTTTAAACTTTAACATCATGCGTAACAAACGTCGGAGAGAAAAACACTTAGCAGACAATAGAGCGGCACATGATTTCGCTTCATATATCACTGACTTTATTAATGGTTATTGTTTCGGACATGCAATACAAGTGCAATCAGATAAAGAAATGACACAAAATAAATTGAATGACTTACATAGTCTTAACGATGTAGATAGTCACAATCGCTCTTTAGGTTTAGACTTGTCTATCTTTGGTAGAGCGTATGAATACATTATACGTAACCAAGAAGATGAGGTTAGATTTTACAAATCAGATCCACGCAATACTTTTGTTATATATGATACAAGCGTAGAGAAGAATAGTTTGATGGCTATTAGATATTGGAAGGTAGCAACAGAAGATAGCGTAGAGTTAACGGAAGTTGAAAGTAACATTTACTATGTTGATGTTATTACAGATCAAGCAACATATTTCTACGAGGCGAACAGCGTAACTAACTTAGAATTGTCTGAACGTAAATCACCAGAGGCGCATTCATTCGGTAGAGTTACTATTACAGAGTTCAGCAACAATGAAAAACGTAGAGGAGACTTTGAGAAGGTTATTCCCCTTATTGACTTATATGATGAAGCGCAATCAGATACAGCTAACTATATGAGTGATTTAAACGATGCAATGTTGTTAATTAAAGGTAACGTTGATTTAAACGAAGAGGTAGCAACTTTACAAAAAGAGGCGAACGTATTCCATTTAGCACCTCCTGAATACGCAACAGTAGATGACAAAGTAACAGAGGGTAATGTAGATGCGCAATACATTTACAAACAATACGACGTAAGTGGCGTAGAATCGTACAAAACTCGAATTGCTAAAGATATTCACACGCTTACTAATACTCCGGATATGACCGATGAAAACTTCGGAGGTCAACAATCTGGAGAAGCTATGAAATATAAGCTATTTGGTTTAGAACAACGTACAGCAATCAAAGAAGGGTTGTTCCGGAAAGGGTTGGTTAGACGTTACAAGTTAGTCGGAGAAATCATGGGCGTGAATAGAGAAATAGACAAAGATAATCTCAAAGATTTAGTATTCACATTCACTCGAAACTTACCTAAGTCAATTACAGAAGAAATGCAAATGTACATGAGTGCTGGTGGAGAAATTAGCCAACAAACACTAATGTCTCTTGTATCTTTCATAGACAATCCACAAGATGAAGTCAAACGTATCGAGAAAGAACAAGAAGAAAAGATTAAGCACTCTGATAGTTTGATGTACAACGAACAAGATTCTGACAATGAACCAAACAACTCCAATCAATCTATTGAGGAGTGATGAGTGATGACTTATTGGGATAAAAGAGCTCAAGAGATTATTAAAGATGAGACAATGAGCGATAAGGAAATGAGTCAAGAGATTGAACGCATTGTTAACAACATGATTGACGATATAGAGAAGGAGATATCTAAGTTCTATGCAAGATACGCAGACAGTGAAGGTATTTCTATTTCCGAAGCTAAAAAGAAGGTAGATACTTTCGACGTTCAATCTTTTGCTAATAAAGCAAGGTCATACGTTAAAAACAATGACTTTAGCGATAGAGCGAACAGAGAACTTAAACAATACAACACAGCGATGTATGTGAATAGAGAGAAGTTACTTAAAGCACAGTTAGGGCTCATTGTAACGTACTCATATGCTCGTATAGAGCAATCTATTTATAATTACATGGAATCATCCTATTATCGTTCTCTTGAGCAACAAGCAGGTATTTTAGGCGAAACAATACATGTATCACTCAACGATGTAAAAACAATTGTCACTGCTCCATTTCAAAACTCTAATTGGTCACGTCGTTTATGGCGTGATATGAAAGTTGTTCGTGCTCATGTTGAAAAGGCTACAAGCCAAGTATTGTTAAGAGGACGACACCCTTATGAGTTTGTGAAAGAATTCAGGAAAGAAACAGGTAATAGTACTTATGAAATAAGACGTTTACTCATAACAGAAACAGCTAGAGTACAAACATTAGCTGCAAAGCGTCATATGTTAGAACAACATGGATCTGATGCAGAATATGAATATCACGCTAAGATTGATGGTAAGACTACAAAAACCTGTAGGCACTTAAACAATAAAGTATTTAAAGTCAAAGATATGAAGCCTGGTGTGAACGCTCCGCCTATGCACCCTTTTTGTCGGAGTGCTGTAGCGCCACACATCAATCCTAATTGGAGAGATGAATTCTTTGAAGAACGCAAAGGAAGATATTCACTATAAGGAGGTGTTGTAGTTGGCAGAAACAAACGATGTAACAAATACGCCGCCAGTTACCAACGAAGGTACGGCAGAAGAAATTGTAGATAATTCCATAGGCGATTATGAAGATGCTGACTGGGAAGAAGAAGAAGTTATCGATACAGACTTTAGCGATGAAGAAGATTCAGAATATGAAGATGACTTCATGGATCCAGACGACGAAGAATTTGAAGAAGAAGAAAATTGGGAAGAAAGTTACGACTTTTCAGATGACTTCGACCAAGAGGATATAGACTTCTTAGAGGGTCTTGGTGGTCCTGGAGATGAATTAGAAGAATATGAAGAAGATTACGAAACAGAAGATGGTCTTTATGATATAACCGAACTTGATAGTGATACAATCGATGAGTATGACAAGTACGATGAAAGTTACTTGCAAGATAGATTAGATGATGTGTATGACGAATACAATCAGATATTTAATAAAGAGCCATCAGATATCATTAATGACAGTATGACGACACAAGAAAAAATAGACAAAATTGTTGATGCAATTCAAGAGGGTGGAGACGGTGTGTAACGAACGTATCGTTAAAGCTCTTGAAGGCATTCAACATGAATTGAAAAGATTGAATGACTCGAACCCTAGTAACCAAGCACAAGTGAAGCAGAAAGAGCCTGAGAAGAAAGAGAAAGAGTTTAAACCTAAAAATTTTATTTAGAGGGTGTTAGCTGAAATGGCTATAGAAGTATACGAATTAAAGACAGTAAGTTCATATCCAGGTTACGAAACAGTTAAAAGTTATAGATTAAGTGAAGGTAGTAGAGAACATCTAGATTTATTATCTAGAAACAAAAGAGATATACCAG